TGTAACCGATTCAACTGGTGATGGGTTTCCATCAAATATGTCTGTTGTGTCAAATACAGCTACGTTTGTACCCCTATCAAAAAATGCTCCGGGACTTGTTGTTGATAGAGTTAAGTTGTCTGGTGTTGCTATGTCTGTGTTATCGTAATCGTAGGTTACAGACAAAGCTACTGAAAAGTTTCCCTCTGCACTCATGTATGTTGATGTGCTGTAAAATGTTTTTCTTTGTTCAGGGTTGCCCATGTAAACAAACGGAGTTTTAAATATACTCAGTATGTTACTTGTGTCAAAAGCGTTACCTGACTCCTGTTGAAAAACTTTACCACTTGATGCACCGTGTAATACAAACTCTTCTTGTTCTATGTATCCACTGTCTGCACATGTACACTCTATTCCAAAAGTCTGTGCAAACTCAAATCCTATGTTACCTCTGTATTCTCTTAATGCTCCAAGTATTCCCTGTGAAGAAGAAGTAGAAAACAAATATCTAAACTGTGATTTACTTCTAATTATTACTGATGATAGTGCGTCTAAGTCTTCTGATGCTATTACATTTCGTACAGTAGACTGTATGTTTTTAGATAGAGTTTCAAGATTAACGTCACCAATCTTGTTTGTACCACCGATAGGTCTTATACCGTCAGGTGCAAGGAATAACAAATCTCCCCCTAGTTCTATCACACTATCAGTAGAAAGACAACCTAAATTTGATGTCACTGACTCTAGCACAAAGTTAGCTGAGTTGTCTCCTACAAGTCTCTTAATATTATTTTTACCAAATATAAATAATACGTTACGAAACTTCTTAATAGCAACTATTGCAAACCCTACGTTTATAACTCCACCACCATTTGCAGGACTAAAGTCTGTCTCGGCTGTTGGTGCAGAGAAAAACAAGTTACTTGGTTGTGCAGGGTCTCCTGCTAAAAACAAATGGTTCTGAAACTCTGCACCTAATTTAGGGTCTGTTGGTGCATTTGAGTCTGTTATCTGTGTATATGTTGACCCATCATATGTAGCTGCAGGATTTATACCATCTGTTAAAACTACTTTTGGTGTGCCAAAGTTTATCTCTGTAAATCTAACCTTGCTCACACCTGTCATTGTAGGTGAGCCACTTGTTGATACGGCTGTCCACCCTATAACTGTTGGAGTAGAAGTAACTGTTGTAGTAGCTGAGGATGTACCACCTGTTAATACGTTGTCAGTAGCAAATACAGATGTAGGCAGTCTACCAAAGTTTATTGTTAGAGAAGCAGAAGCCTTTGCTATTACAGTTCCTGATACTCCTGTAGAGGTGCTATCACTAGAACTTTCTACGGCTGTTACTGTTTCTCCTACAGTAAAACTTGAACCCTCACCTGATGTTACAGCCACTGTATAGTAAAAGTTCCAGTGATGTAAGTAGTTGTTACCTGATGATGGTGTACGACAAGCAAGAACTCCTTGATTTACACCGTTAGCTACAGCCACTCCTAAAACTGAACCTGTTCCGGGAACTGTGCCAAAATTATTAGCAAAACCAGTTAGTCTTCTATACCCACCCTCTAAGTTTGGTTCATAGTTTAACAATTGTATTGCTGAACCGGGACTCTCTTCACCAAGAGATAAAACGTCTGCACCTGTATTTAAACCACCCCTGCAAACGGCTCTAAACGTGGAGACTGAATCAGCCATTTAACCACTCAGTCTTAGCATTTGTGATGTAAACTTAGGTCTATTTATCATTGATGACCTAACAAACAGTGGGTCATCTAACAATAGTCTACGCATAGCTTTTATACCTTCTTGAAACTTAGCCTGATGTATCTGTGCAGACTGTTCATTAGACCTGAATCGCATCATGTATACCATAGCACCATCTATTATTATATACTTAAATCTATCTGGTATAATCATTTCATCATCAAATGCTGATAAGTCAGCAGGAAACTTATAGTAAACATATTCTATTACATAAGCTGCGTCAGGTAAAGGTGTTACACCAAACTTTTCTTCTGATGTTTGATACACTAAATCAGGAGATGACCTAGCTCCTGTTCCTGAGTTTTCTTCTATTGCCTTATATACTCTAACATATTCTTCAAATGGTATAGTAGGAAGAGAACGAGCAGTATTACCTGCACTTGACAAAGCTTGTAAATAAAATGTATCCCAATCAACACTAGCCATGTCAGTAGGTAAGTCATATGTGCCTGTACCTATTGTTAGTGTTTGTGTATTTGTAGTTTTAAGAAAGGGAAATTGATGACCGTCTTGCAGTATTTCTCTTATAGAATTGTTAATAGCGTCTTTTGCTATTGCTTGTACATTCTTTGCAGTAGAGAAACCCTCACCTGAGGTAGTAAGTGTAACTTCATTCAACCTACGCAAGAGGTCATTTACTAATGTAATGTAGGTTGTTGCCACTAAATACTCCTGTTGATGTGATTAGAGGGCAAGCACTGTCCTGTTGTACCTGCCCTCTAAGTAGTAATTTAAGCTAGTAAGTCTCTATCGACTTCTGTTGCTTTATCCACAGCACCGTGGTCATTGCAATCAATTACAGTTGCGTAGACTCTTAGTCTACCTGTAGCTGCTGCAGCTCCTGCAATCGTGCAGTCAATAGTATCGGCAGTACCGATAAACTGAGTGTACGTTGAAGCTGCTGAACCAACAACTGTATTGGTTTGACCATTTGTACCTGCTGCACAGAACCCTGTAGATGTGATGTCAGCACCATCAATGATGTCATCGCCACCACCAAAGTCCATGTCCAAGGTACAACTTGAAGTAAAGGCTTTCATCACTTCAGCACCTGCGTTTAGAACTAATGTTCCTGCAGGTATTTCAAGCATTTGAAAGACATCTCCGTTAGCAATAGTGTTACCTGCTGCTATCAGAGCATCAATGTCCAAGTACTCTTGGATTGTTCGCACCATGTGTGTACCTGCGTTTGCAGGTAAAGTTGCAATGGAGTTAGCACCAACACCAGTGGTTGATTTTGCTGTTAAGTCAAAAGTTGCCATATTAGTACCCTCCCTTACGCTGCGTTATATTTAGCAGTCACGATAGCTTCTGGTCGAAGTATCTTTCTGCCATATAAGTGCATACCACGAACAATGTCAGCAAAGCTGTCAGGGTCACGGTAGGTTTCAGTTTTGCTAAGTTGTTCAGCAGTCGCAACAGCAGAACCATGACCTGCAACAATAACACCAAAGTTTGAGTTTTGGTTAGCAGTTCCAGTTGTACCTGCACCTGTTCCTACAGAAGGTAGGTTGCTAGATACATATAGTCTGAATCCTGCCAAGTTAGTTAGTGCAAGACCATTTTTAAGTTCGGCTGCGTTGAAGTCAGCGTTTACCAACTTAGAGTTTTCATCACCGAGTAACTCCATGAATACTGGGTCAACAACCAACCATCTATCCTGTGTATCAACTTGTTGTTGATTTAACAGTCTAGCCATTCTGTTGATGATTACCATTGGAGTAACAGCAGCTGTAGAAACAGCAGTTGCACCCGGAGCTAGGTTTTGAACAGGGATTGAGTGGTCTCCTGCAGATGAAGTTGTGATACTAGCAAAAGAGTCCTTTCTCAACTTCATAGAAGTGAGAAGTTCGTCAGACCCTGCAGTGCTTACTGCTTTAGAGCCGTTAACTTGGTCGTTAACAGTTCCTGCCACAGCACTTAGTGCAGACTGCTTGTATCCTGCCATATAGCCAAGAACTTCTTGGTCATACTGGTCGGCAAGTCTATAAGCAGCTCGGTCAGTTGCAAGTTGCATAAAATTCACATGACTGTGAGCTTCCTCAATATCGTCCATTTTAAAAGCATAGTAGTTTGCTTTATCAACGACAAGTTGGAAGTCCTCGTCATCCAAATCCTGTGCAGTTACCTGTGTACCTCTTGCGTACTCTTTGACTGAAATTTCAGGCTCTTTAATAATTCGAACTGTATCACCTTGGTTAGCAATTTCCCCAAAGTAGTCAGAATTAGTAATATCGCCCACAACAGTCGATTTTCGAAACGCAAGCTGTACCTGTTTCGAGTAGATTATTGGCGAAAAATTACCGTTAGGTAAATTGCCATAACCTGACGTTGTTTGAAAAGCCATAGTAAATCCTCCTATAAATTTGGCTTAATGAAAAGCTAAACACCGTAGGAAGAGGTTATACGTTCTAGAGTGCATATGGTTACTCCGTAGCTAACTTTGTAACCTATGGGTCTATAATTATATAAGTAGTCTGTACTCGTTTAAACTTTATGGTTAACTAAAACATAAAGGTAGTCAAAAAGAGGCTTTATGTCTTGGTCGTAGTTATATTAATAAAATATTGTTTGTCAACACTTTATCTTCTATTTCCTGATACATCGTAAATAAATTTACCAGAACGGATTGCTGCGTTTATTTTTTCAGCATTCCTAGCGTAATCGGCATCACTCATTTTATCCACATCAGATTCCTTTATAGTATCTGCTAATTCCTCAGCATCTACTTCCGTCTTAGACGTTTTGTTTACAAGAGAAGCCGCAGCTTTCTTCTTGTTCTTTTTGTCACCTGCTGTTAAACCCTTGTCAATCTTGTACAAATCAAGAACACGGATAACAGACTTGGCATCATCTGTATTTTCATAGAGAGCATTCTGTACCCATTTAGGTTGCTCTTCTACCCACTCGTGAAACTCATCAGAGTCACGTAACTTGTCAAAGTCCTTATGTACCTCTTTAATTTCATTTTCAGCCGTTCTACGAGTTGTCTCCTCTTTGGCTTTGCTAAGTTCTTCTATTTGAATATTAGCCTTGTCAAACATTTCCTTAGCTTTTTTCTCAGCTATTGTTTCTACAATACCTGCAACATCAGGATATTCCTTTGCCCAGTTACTAATATCTTCATCGGACTTAGGTGGTACAAGTTTTTTATTATTAGCTAGTTGGTCTTCTAACTCTTTTATTCTAGCGTTATACTCCTTCTCCTTAGCCGCAAGATGTCTTCTAACATCCCCATATCTCGTCTTGAAAGATTTTTCCTCCTTGCTGAGAGTCTCGTCAGATACCTCTGCTTCCTTTCTCTCTTCAGGAGTAGATACGTCTTGGCTCTCCTCAGAGTTTTCTTGAACCCCTTCTCCGTTCCTCTGTGCGAGGAGTTCTTTGAGTTCCTGCTCGTCCCTAGCAATCTTGTCCTTGTACTTTGAACGAGACCGACTTACAAATCCTGCAGTTTTTTGTGGTTCTACTGTTTCTAATTCTGGCATAATTTTCTCCTGTTATTGGGGTTGACATGATTGTCAAGTAGCCTTAGGTTTAGTGCCTAATCCTTTAGTATTCTTTTTTCGTTTTGGTTTAGCTTTTCGTTTAGATGCTAGTCCACCTTCATTCCCTAAAAAATTACCTTGACTATCAAAGCCTGTGAATGATTCGTGAAAAGCTTTATCTGCAGCAAATGCGTCCCCTGTTTGCATAAAAGTATCTTGACTTGCTTGTTGAGCTTCTTCTACATCTCGTCTGTTCTGTTCCATGTTTGCAATGGTTCTATCTGTCACAGGTTTAAATCCTTGTGAACCATCAGCCTTAGTTCCATATACTACAGGGTCTCCTACATTAACTCCTGCTTGCTTTGCTTTTTGTTTGTCAGCAGTCTGAAAACCTTGCATAAAGTTTGTTACTTTTTTACCAACTCTAGTATCCCCTAATGGAGTTCCTTTAGCAATGTCATCTTGATACTTTTGTAAATCTTCTGCTGTTATTCTTCTAGATGTTTGTCCTGTAAGAGCGTCAGTAACAGTATCTCCTGTTGCATATATTGGACTATCAATAGCAGTAAATGGTCTATCATCTTTTGTTTTTCTTAATGCACTTAGTCTGCCCTCTGTTGTTGTAAGGTCAGGTTCTACCCTAGTCGGAACTCCTGATACTACATCTTGAGTTTTGTCCCCTGCTATTTTCATAATAAGACCAAGTAATCCACCACTCTTAATAGCATCTATAAAACTTGTTTTTTTCTGACTATCATTAAGTAACTTTGTAACTTGAGCAGCCGTTGGCTTTTCTCCAAATCTATTTTCAAACAGTAAACTTAATTTATCAGACTGAGGTATTTTGTAATAATTTCCAAAATTACCAAATACTTTATCGCCACCTAGCGTGTCATACTCTCGTTGTAAATTCTTATAAACAAGCTCAGGCATCTTTATAGCTCTATTCTTTTCTGCATCAAAATACAACGCTTCTCCACCAT